CAAATCACAACTGATGTCCATGACATTGTGCGCCTATTAAAGGCACTGTCATCAGACACCCTGCTAGTAGAGGGGTGTGACCAAAATACTCTACCTGATCCTGAGACCCGTTATTTATGGGCTCTCTTGACCGAATTATCGATCCGAAAGGATTTGGTTGAGATGATAAGGGATCAGGTCACTGATCTGAACAGGCGAGACATTCCGTCGTGTATTGCACGGAAGCCTTATCAGCGTCGAGATAAATCTCCTATCGAGCAAGCCATCCATAAGGTGGAGGCTCTCGTAAGGGGATTCCTAGACGTTCTCGCTGTTCACTTTGAACGTTTGCCAACAAAGAAGCAAACCATCGAAATGGGACTACAATGGTTCACTTATGCCGCTAAGGATAAGCTCGAGGATTATTATAAGATTCAATCTTGTTATTTATTATCGCTCGTCCTTAAGCAGGATAAACTCATTTCGGAACTTCCTGATGTGCCTGAATGGCTCACCGAAAGACCGGGTTATCTCCTGGGGGGATGGTTTTATAGATATGCAAAACTGTGTATCGAACGACCAGTCACTCCGACCGTTCTCGCTCAATTCCAGGCCCTCGTAAATGTAAAGAGGGCTGGACTGGCTATCAGTGAAGAGAAGCAAAAGGCAACTCTCCTTAAGCACGTGAAGTCGATGCAAGGGGCGGAGTTTAAGCCGAGTACCGCGAATATTTATCAATATCTGCGATCTTCAACACTCTCGATCGAGTATGGTGGTAAGAATTATCACTGTGCGAAGTCTGTTCGAGTCCGAAGACAGCTTTGGGGTTCTGATTTTATTGGAAACCCTGAGGACATTTTGGATTTGATTCTTGAGAAAGTTGATAGGATTGTTGAGATGATTTATGGTGGTGCGCATATCGAATACAAGTGGAGGACACCTTCGTGTCGCTCTGCATTCGGTTTGAATGCTAAAGAAGGCGGATCTCACGTTTTCTATGGTGGAAATTGTAGCATCTATACGATGTTTCGAAATCTATCTGTGGAATTTGTGGGATTTGTTAAATTTAAGACGTTCGTTGCTCCTCTTTATGTTCCCTATCACCCTGATGATCTTTTTGCCGAAGCAAAGGAGTCTCTTAGAGCATTGCTTAGAGATGTACCTGATTATCGCCCTGCATGTCAAGTGCATAAAGTACTTGAACCTTTTAAATGTAGGACGATTACTGCCGGTCCTTCTAATATTTATCAATTGGGACGGATTATCCAGAAGCCATTGCATAGAATGATGAAAAATTTTCATTCAATGTTTTCGCTTACCGGACAACCTGTCACTCTTGATTTTATGAGAAAGAACTTTAGTAGTACTTCGATGATGGATAAAGTGGGGTTTGTGGAGGATTCAGAAAGTTTCTTCGTCGCAGGTGATTATTCCGCGGCGACAGATGGTATGCACCCTGAGATCTGTTCGACATTTTGTAAGTCGTATGCAATCCGTACAGGCATGGATCCAATATTAGCGAAGGCTATGGAACTATGTATGAGCGGGCATAACGTCTGCTATGATGATCTTGAACTTAAAGATCAAGCACTAGAGTCACTGTCATTTAAAG